ATCTTCCGTGCCAAAGATAGACTTTCGATACTCAATGCCGGGTTGAATGACAACCCGATGTCCGTTGTGAAAATCACACAGAATGTCAAACTGGTCCTTGTTAAAAGTGGATCCAGCAGCCTCAACCAAGGCAATAACATCGTCCTTGGTATGGACATGATAAGCCGCTGTAACACTGCTACGGCTGACCATTTCATGGTTGTCGGTACGGAATAAACCATACAACCCGGTTTTAGACATGATGCCACTACGTAACACCCCATCAACAACAACTGGAGCCAGGGACGGGTTGCGGGTCAACAACGGCCGGGGCTCAACGTCAAACGGGAAAGCTGCGTTGATCCGATCGCCAATTGTCCAATCCTCGGAGACAACGCTAATGTTTTCGCATTGATCCTGGCCGGATTGTCGTCGGTATTGCGATCGGTCGTTTCTTTCGTTCGTCATAACTCAGTTCTCCAATTCAAAAACAAGGCACAAAAAACCCCGGCCGCTACACTGCGGCCGGGGGTAGAAAGCTATTCACTATCGGCGTAATCCTTCAGGATTGCGGCCTCCTGTTTTGCGGTTGCTTCCCGCACCTCTTTACGGGCCAGAACCTTTTTCTCTTCATCCCGTTCGATCTGCTCGATGCATTCGCCCGTCTCCTTGTGGAGCCGTCGCAGGGCCTCTGGTGTTTTCGGGATTGTTACCCGATCGCCGCCCACGTCGGTAATTTCGATACAATCGAAACTAATCCAACACAGGGACAACGGCCCCATCTTCACTACTTGGGTCACTCTCATTCTACTGTCAGCCATTTTCTTGGCCTCCTAAAAAGGGTTGTTGCGTCGGGAGGGAATCCCCCGATCACTAGTACCTTAGCATTTTATCGGTTGTACCGGCAATCCCACTTGAGCCTATTTTTCGGGTTGGCCGGATATCCCGGCACCCGGGGTACCGGGACCAGATCAGCGAAAAAGCGACCTAGGGAAGCCCTGTAACCGGGGTAAACCAGCGCGAACCAGCGCGCTAAGCATGAAACGGGAAGATCACAAGGTCCACGAGTGGACTAGCGCAAGCGCGGCACTGGCCGCACTTGCTCTCCCGGATAACGGCCGGGCAAACAACAGCCGACTGGCCTGACGCGCGAACGGTTGCGGCCACCCTTTCACAATGCCGGGGCCTATCGGCCTTGGCCGTATTGCGGCCGATCACAATTGCGCTCGGGTGTTTTATGTCGTTTAACTGGCGCGATCGCTGCAAGGTTTCACGCACAACAACGCCAAGGCCGGCAAGGATATCACCGTAGAATTCCCGCTTGCCGGGTGATTCTACCGGGAAATGTATAGCGCCCTGGCCGGTCACCCGGTTAACCTCTTGGACCAACGCACGCAACGCGCGCTTGAATCGATCGTTGTTCCTCACCTTATCCGGATCCGGCGCGGGGCCAAAAACACAGAACCGAAACCAAACCAGCGAGGCAACGGCAAACAAGCTCATCTCGTAGGCTGCCAACTGGCACAGATTTTCGGGTGGGATGCTCTCATGCCGTTTTAACTTGTCGGCCACGTTCTGGCGAAACTGCTGGATCCGATCGTTATAGCACCCGTTTCGGAGCATGACGCAACTTTTGTCACAATCCTCAGTCGCTGAACGCGCCCAGCTCAGTTGGCGAGAATTCTCTACAAACTTCCCAGACGTTCCCAGAACCGGCCGCCTAATCAGTAACCACTCGGCTTTCGTTACGCTCATTCGTTTCTCCAATTCTACAAGGGTTAAAAAGGTCTAATCCTAATTCCAATCGTCGACGATAAACCGGAACCATTTTCTGCCGGTGCGCTCTCTCACCTTCCCGGCCGCTAATTTCCCGGATCCTGAAGGTGTGCAATTCCCGGCAAGATAGTATCGCGCGGCCGTTCAACCGCTTAGCCGATACGGCTCTAAAGAAGTCCCGTTGCAAGTTTTGTGGTGGTGTTGTCATTGCTCTACCCTTATCGGTTGTCTGATGGTTGCTGCTATGCCGGTAATCCTAGCTACTGGAACCAGCTACGGCAAGCCCAGTAAAGCGGACTTTTTACCGGCCAAGAACACCCGAGAAACGTAGACCGGATGTCAAACCGGATGTCAAACCGGACTTTTTCCGGCGAGAACCGGCGCGAACCAGCGCGTAGGGTATTGACGAACGCCTGCCCCACTGTACGATGATAGATGAGAAAGTAACCAACGCACTGGGGGCGTCCGGTGAGGCCGACCGGATTAAGGTGACGGCCTTCTGAGTCAAACACCCGCCCCTCTTTTAATTGGAGAAAGAGCATGGAAATTATTCCGTACCGGGAACGAACGCTGGACGAAAGCAAACCAGTCCACGTTTACCGCAACCTTGGTGGTGTATCCAGGGCAAGGTACAGCGTCAGGCAAAGTGGCCTAGTCATCGGCCACTGCTGGGAGGTGTACCTGAAAGACTGTGTATTCAGGGTAAGCGAAGCTGGACGAAAGCGAGTCCTGAAAGAGGGCCGGAAGAATGTACACGCTTACGTCAAGGGATTTATATCCCCTCCAGTCGAAGGCTACCCAGACTCCGACTGGCTCCAATTCAGGTACAATCCGTATCTGTGTGGAGCCTTTTGTCTGGACTGGGGCGAGCTGGACAAGGCCAAGTTGACAAAGGCTGACGTTGTTTACCTCGGATCAGTTGCCCAAGCAGTAGGAGGAGAAGCGATATGAGTAACGACAAACACTTAGAGCAACTTGCAAATGCAATGACTCAGATTTCTAGCTGTGTCGTCCAATACGGTAGCGAGCCTCATCCGTATTTGCGGATGGCTACGAAAGAACAGCCACTTAATAACGATAAATCTCGCCATGCCCGACTGGCCGAGTTGCCGCCGGGAGAGCAGTACATTGGCGAGCAGATTATGTATGCGTCCGCTAGAGTAGCGAGAGCGGTTGTTTACTTGGCTGACTCGCTCGCAAACAATCCTCTCGAGGACGGTAAACCAGATGACTCCGAAGGAGAAGCGACATGAGTGAGACGACCAAGAAGAGAGTGTGCCTAACCAGAGCGGTGGTGACATGCGGCTACCCACATGAGCTTGAGATTGAGGTTTGGTCGGATAATTTCGTCATCTCTCAACCTGTCCGGTCATCACAACCTAATCCGCCAAAACGCCTTGTCATAACAAGGAAGCAGGCAGACATGATTCGTGAAATTCAACAGGCAATGGCTAGGTATCTGGGGCAGGGGGCTGAATAATGCGTATTAACCACTGATACTAGGGACGATTGAAAGGGGAGCAAGCAATGAAACTAATTGGATACACAAGGGTCAGCACACAGGAACAGGGGCAAGAGGGCCACAGCTTGGACGAACAGGACACCCAGATCAGGGCCTACGCCAAGCTCCATCCGGACACCGAGCTGGTGGACGTTGTATCGGAGATCGGCAGTGCCAAGGACATGAAGAGGCCCGGTCTCCTTCGCCTGTTTCACCGAATGCAGGAAGAGGGAATTCAGGGGATCGTCGTAGTTGATCTGGACCGCCTTACCAGAAATCTCTCCAACCTGATCCACATCGTCGAGGACCACCTGCGGCCTGAAAAGGGACCAGAGCGTAACCTCATTTCCATTAGCGAGCAGATTGATCTGGCATCCCCGATTGGCCGCATGATGCTCTACCTGATTGGCCTCATCGCCAACTGGGAACGAGAGCGAACGTCAGAGCACAGCAAACGAACGGTCGCGCATCTCAAGAGCCAGGGCAAACGATTCAACGCCCATCCGAACACGGGCTTGATGGTAGACCCCGAGGACTCCTCTCGCTTGATTCCCTGCCCAAAGGAGCAGGAGATCCTGACAAAGATCAAGATCATGAGAGGAATGGGGACCACTCTGAATGACATCTCCAAGTTCCTTGCCATCGAGGGACTCCTCAACCGGGCTGGTAAGCCATTTACCGAATCGGCAATCTCCAAGCTCTGTCGGCGTCATGGCTATGGGTTGACCGAACAACCCGAGGAAGTTACCATGCCATGACATAGCCAACAAGCAGCTGGTACAGGTGAAGGTGCTGCGGGCAGTAGAAAGGCGAGTTGCGGGCCAAGGTGGCCCGGACAGGGGACACACAAGACTCGCTACCCGAGGCCAGCAAGTAAAATTGGTGCTTATTTTTAAGGGTTTCACTATCAGTGTTAGTAAGCCCGTTACGGCCACAGGACATCCAGCGGGCCAAGCACTCTTTGGGAGTGCTTGTCCTGATGTCAAGCAGACAGTAGAATCAGCGAGCCGTTTTGTCCTCCAATTCGAAGCGGTCAAGGGTTGTGTCGCCCGGAGCTTGGCCACTCCGGGCGACATTCTTTTTCCAACCCTATTGACTTGAGCCAACCATTTTGTTCAACTGGCCCACCCATGGCCACAAGGAGGACAACATGGACGCCCATCTATCGGTAATTGATGACTCAGACCTCTCTCCAATCGACAAGGCCCGAGCCTCTGTTCTGGCCCAGGCCTACCACGATCAGTGGAAGAACTTCACTGGTGAAATCGTTGCGGTCGAAAAGGATTTCCGGCTCAAGTTCCCCAACGGCTGGCGGTACGTCGGCAAAATCGATCTGCTCCTGCGAGACAAGCAGGGCTTGATCTTGGTTGAACACAAGACCCGGTCGGCCAGCGACATCCGGCAGCTGTGGGATCCGTACTACCAGAAGCTCTCGTTCGATGCCCAGCTGTCTGGTTACCACATGGCCCAGTGGTTCATGGGTGAGAAGATCCGCAAAACCGTCTACGATGTGGTGAAGAAAATCACTACAAAGCCCAAACGCATCCCCAGAGGCTCTGAGGGGGCCGTAGGGACGCGCAGCGAGATAGAGGACCTCGGAACCTACTATGGGACCAAAGCCCCTCAGAAGGCCGCTGAGACCCCTTTGTCGCAGGAGACCGCACCGCTCTACAAGATGAGAATTGCCGCCGATGTGGCAGAGGACCCGGACAGATTCTTCTACCAATACTCCCTCGTTCATCGCAACGAGGCGCAAATGGTGGACTACTCCAAGCAGCTGGTTGCCCTGTGCCGGGACATGGAACGGGCAGAAGAGACCAAGGCCCACTACCAGAACACCAGTAACTGCCTCTCGTACGGCCAGAAGTGCGAATACTTTGACCTCTGCCAAGGGGTTTCGTACCCAGAAGACACAGAGAAGTGGCAGGAGCGTGGGGGCAGCGATCTCTCCGGAGATCGCTGCATCTCGCACTCTCGGGCAACTTGCTTCCAGTCCTGTCGCCGGAAGGCCTACTGGAGATACAACGAGAAGATCGAACCGATCAAACCTGAAGCACCTGCTTTGCGCTTCGGCAAAGTGTTTCATTCGTCCCTAGAAGCGTATTGGAATGAAAGGAAAGAGCATGCCAAACGCAACAGCTGAGGCACCCGCCGGTATCCTGACACAGATAACCGGAACAGGTCGTGGGCTAAAGCCATTTATGGTTTTCCACGGCCCGGAGAAGATTGGCAAGACTACGCTTGCTGCAAATGCAAAGAAGCCGGTTGTCCTGATGTCTCGTGGAGAGACAGGCCTAGAAACCCTGATCGACCACGACCAGCTACCGCCTGTTTCGCATCTGCCGGAACTGAAGACTTGGACCGAATTACTGGAAGCGATCGAAGCCCTCTGGAGTCACAAACACGACTTCCAGACCGTGGTTCTCGATACGCTGAACGGGTTCGAAGAGATGTTGTATGACCATGTATGTGAGACAGAGTATGGCGGCGACCGGGGGCCTCGTGGGTTCCTCTCTTACATGCAAGGTTACCAGACGGCCACGCCCCACTGGAAACAGTTGTTGCGAGGTCTGGACAAGCTGCGGGAAGAAAAGGACATGTCGGTGATTGGCCTCTGCCATACATTGGTCAAGCCCTTCAAGAATCCTGCTGGCCAGGACTACGACCAGTACACTCCGCAAATGCACCCACGCCAGTGGGGATCCCTGCATCAGTGTGCTGATCTGATTGGTTTCATCAATACCGTCGTCGTGGTTGATGAAGATGGCAACCGAGCGAAGGGGAAGGGTGGTACAGAACGCTTCATGTACTGCGAAGGCTCTGCTGCTTGGATTGCTGGAAACCGTTTGGGGATGACCAAGTTCTCTCTTGGCCCGGATGGAAAACAAGGCTGGAAGAACCTAGTGAAGCACCTTAACGAAAGGAAAAAGAAATGAGTAAACTTGAAGCTGGAAAGTATTTTTGTAGCGTAGCGTCACAGCGTCTCGGAAAAAGTGGAAATGGCAACTGGACGGTCTACCTGACCCTCAATGTCCTGCTCCACGAAGTTACTCCCGGTGAGGATGCAGTACCCGTTGAAACCGAGGAGTTTGACAACAAGTGTACCTACTACGGTCCTCTGACCAAAAAGAGCGTGTCGTTCGTCAAGCGGGAACTCGAATCGGAAACGATTGGTTTCAAGGGAGATCATCCTGCCGACATTCACATCGCAGAGGGAAACTCCAACTGCGTGGGGAATGAAGGCTGGTGGACCCTCTCTTATGATCCGCCAAAGAAAGAAGGGGATACCCCTTTCGAGAAGTGGCGGCCAGTCATGGCCAGAGCCTCTGCTGGGCCAGCTGTGGAGCTTTCTGAGAGCGACCTAGCCGAAGTGAACGCCCTTCATGGCGAGGCTTGGGCGAGCGAAGCTGGAGCCACTACGGCCACCAAGGGCGAGTGGAACGAGCTGTAATTAGCGGGGGAGCTGGCCCGTGCCAGGGGCCAGCTGAGGGTTGACACGGCTAGCTGTTTCTACTCACGGCAGCCGTGTCACCCTCTCTTTTTATTTGGGGGTACCATGGCGAGAGAGCATTACCGGAAGAGAAGGAAAGAGCGCATCCGGTGTAAATCTTGTGGCGTGCTATTTGGCTACAATGGCGGTCGCTCCGCCAAGGAAGCGATCTTGATGCACATCGGCCTAAGCAAGGAATGTAACAAGCACTACAACCGGAGGAATGCAGATGGATATCAACGAGTTTATCGGAAAGAGGGCAGAGAAGAGACTTCAGAGGATTGAGCAGGACTTACGCTGGTTACTCCAGTACATAGAATTTCTAAAAGGAAACAGGAGGGCAAACCAAAATGGACTCGACTAAGATCCTAGAACATTTCAGAGGCCGGGAAGAGTACATCGCTCTCCAGAACGGCAAGGGGTTCCGCCCCCACAAGCTGAACACTATCCCACTTGACCCCGAGAAGTTCAGCAAGGGTCACTTGGGCCAAGAGATTTGTTTCGGGTTCTATCTCATGACCCCAGACAACAAGGTGTACTGCTCGTGTCTCGACTTCGACGACCATTCCGACGACCCTGATCCAGAGTGGAGAGCCAAAGCCACGAGCTACTACCACTTTCTGGCTGAACAAGGCCTGAAGCCTGTCATGGAAGTTAGCTCCAGCGGAGCAGGAGCCCATCTCTGGTTACACTTTTCGGAACCAGTCCCGGCTGTGCAAGTCAGGTCGTTCTGGAAGTCTGTGGCCAAGAAAGTTGATATCCCGATACGAGAAATATACCCCCGGCAAGACAAGTTATCAGGCGAAGGAATGGGCAACCTAGTTCGGTACCCCGGATGGAACAACTCCAGGTTTGTGGATGTGGAGAACGACTGGGAGACAGTCGAACTCGAAGTACATCCTGTGGTTGGCAGCGATCTTGACGAGATCGCTGCCAAGTTGGGGGAGACGCTTGTGAAGAAGGTCCCCAAGGAAAGCGGGTCTTTCGTCAGCGAACGTGTTCACGAGATTCTGAAGTGGCCTGACAGCCTCCTGGCACGTCGGTGGCGGGGTGACACCGCCGGACTCAAAGGAGACACCAGCCGCAGCACCATCGCCTTCTGTATCGCCAGAGAGCTGATCTATCAGCGAGGCATCCCAGACAACGAGATCAAAGCTGCCATACGGTATTGGTGCGACGAAATCGGCTACAAGAAGTCTGACCGCTGGATCGACCTCACTGTTCGCAAGGCCTACGAGCTAATGGGGAAGCGGAACCAGTCGCAGGTACATGAAGACCTTGCTTCCTGTGCCACGATGTTCCTCAGCCAACTAGGCACTCACAACTACTTTGGGTGTGGAGTAAAGGCCGTAGACCAATCGATTGACGGGGTGGGTCCGGGAGAGGTCTGCATTATCGCAGCCAGACCCGGACATGGTAAAAGCAGCTTCGCGCTTCACTGGTTGGATCACCAAGCCAGCCAGGGGACACCCACTCTCCTTCTCTCAGCAGAGATGAGTCAGTACGAGCTGGGCAGGAGGATGGTCCAGAGACTGGTTGGCGGCTCCGAGGAGTCGTGGAAGAAGAACAGGGACAAGGCCCTTGAGAAAGTCGACAAGCACTTCAAGGGCAAGGCAAGGCCATTCGTCCGGTGCGTCACCACCATTGGTGATATCGAGAAGTCGATCCGGGAGTGCGTTCAGGCCCACGCCGTCCAGCTCGTGGCCATTGACTACTTGCAATTGATTGCAGGCGAAAAGGAAGGGCGTTACGAGGAAGTCAGTGAGATCAGCCGTAGAATCAAGGCAGCTGCCCGAGATTACAATGTGGGGATCCTGGCCCTCTGTCAGGTCAGCAGGGATGTAGATCGAAGGGAGAACATCCAGTTCAATCTGTCGGACATGAAAGAGAGCGGCAGCATTGAACAGGACGCAGATGCCATCCTCGCCTGCTTCTGGCACGGTCGAAGTGAGAAGTCGAGCGGTGACAAGGACGATTTCGAAGTCCACTGTATCAAGAGACGCAACGGTCCAATTCGCAAGAGGAAGATGGTGTTTCGCTTTGACGCAGAGACCCAGATATTTAGCGATGCCCAAGAGAAAAAACGAGCTACCCAGAAACGTCGTTGACGCCATTGACAAATGGGCGATCAAAAACTGCGACCTCGATGCCAATGCCTCCCAGGTAATGGATCACCGCATTGCGCGAGAGTCTGCGAGGATCCGAGCAACGTGGACATCCAAGGAAGAGAGACAGCGCAGGGTCTTCAGAGGGGAGGACTACGTTACACCGAGTTACCAGTCAATCCACCACGGAGCTGTCCATCGTGGTGGTTATAAGATACACTTCAAACCAGAGGAGAACAGGAAATGAGCAAAGGCAAAGGACGTGCATCAAGGGAGAAGGGAAAACGAGGAGAAAGGGAGGGAGCAGCTGTGCTGAACCAGACCTTTCCACACC